GCCCTGAAACTATCCCGATTCGACACTCGCCTGAATAGAGGCGTTGCCAGCGTAATTGAGATTCTGCTTTCGGATTGGCGGGCGGGTTTTCAGGAAGCCGCCGCGCAGGGAAGTGTTGAGTCCAAAACCGATTTGATTCTTTTGCAGGAGCAGCGGGGAAACACCGCTATTCATGCCCGCCTCAGCCGAGGAAATATAATCTACGAAAGTTTCCGGCGCTGGATTTTTTGCGGCCACATTATGTCAATCTCACTGCCACGATTGCGGCTTCAACCACGTTTATATTGCCCGTCGAGGGTATGACGGAAATTGAAACGAAGGGCTGAATCACATCGCTGACTCCGACCGTTGTGTAGGGGAATGAAAATACCCCCAGTTGGCCCAATGATTTTGTAAGCGTGGTTGACGAGTAATACTGAATATCAAGCGACGGGATGATTTCAGTCATCAAGGTCGAACTGGAAAGCGCCGCTGGCGTGTTGTTCGTCCGTTGCAAGGTCAGGGTGACAATCCGATTCGCCGCAAGAGTCGCGGCGACATAATCAAGCCGGACATAACAGGTCAATAGATACGTTTTACCGACCGAGCCAACCAGCGTCAATCCGACTGCCAATGCCTGCAACGCACCGGCGGTAAGATTCTGAGAACCGCCCGTGGCCGCGTTGGTCGTGGCCGTTACCACCGTTCCCGCCGGGCCTTGAACGCCGCCACCGACAACGGTTGCCCCGGAAGTGACGGTCACTCCTGCACCTGAATCGCCGCTGTAACAGAGCGCCTTCAAAGTCACAACCGGGGGACTTGCTTGCAATGCCGTGACTTGGAAAAATGCGAGGTTTGTTCCATCCGAAACGAAAATGATCTGGCCAATGACCGTCCATGAAAGATTTGCAACGGGAACTGCAACGGTTGATCCACATGCGGGAATGACAAAATCTGCGGTGGAGAATGTGAAGGCGTTGACGCCATTGGTTCCCGCCGTGCCCGCCGAGCCGGGATTCCCCGGACTCCCAGGCACCTCGACAACTTCTGGTGTCGGACAGCCGCATTGATGGCACTTTCCTGCGCTCATAAATTCATGTTGATTTATATTTCCACCGGATTCATGTTCCGTCAACATCTAATTTTATGAGCGAAATTGACTCGGCGGTTCTTCCGGCGCTAAAACCGTGGGAATATATCTGTTCTCGCTGTGGCAGGAAAATTCTTTTCGACAAACGCGGAAAAGCAAGAGGATGGTGTGCCAAGTGTGAAGTGGCAACGTGGACTCCCGAAAAGAAGTCTGCGCTCGGAAAACTCATAGGGGCTTGTTGGCGCGGTGAGACGGAAAGATTGTCCGAGCTAACCACCGAGGCGATGAAACACTGTGCGCCGAAAAACCCGATTTAATGGCCAAATCCCCCAAGACGTTTCCGCTTTACAATCTGAACTGGCCGGTCGGCACCGACCTGCTGCAAATCGAATTTTGGATGCTTCGCAAAACTGACGAGTGGCTGAAACAACAAGGCCGCTCCCTGTTCTATCATTTTCGCGCGGCGTTCACCCTGATATGGCCGGAGGATGATCATCAAAGATGGTCGGATTTGATTCTGAAAACTTTCTGCGAGAATGAAATCACGGTTTTAATTGGCTGCTCAGATAGCGGAAAAACCTGGACGATGAGCAAGATTGCGCTGGTGGATTACTGGGCGCAACCCGATAAAACGCTCTGGCTGGTTTCAACCACCGAGGGGCGCGGCTCGGAATTGCGAATTTGGGGCGCAATCAAAGACCTGTTCAACCGTGGCAAAATGCGATACCCGGAACTGCCCGGCAAGCCGCTCGACTACCTCAAGACCATCACCACGGATTCTCTCGACGACGAAAAAGAACTGGCCCGCTCTCTCAGACGCGGACTGGTGGTAATCCCTTGTAAAACTGGCGGGCTGGCTTCCGGCCTTGCGCCTTACATCGGCATCAAAGCCCCGCGCTTGCGCCATGCCGGGGATGAAGTCGCCGTTATGACGGACAGTTTTTTGAACGCCTACTCGAACTGGTATGGCAAGGAAGATTTCAAGGGCATCATGTCCGGCAACTTCATGGAAGTTGATGACCCGCTGGGCATCGCTTCCGAGCCTGAAGATGGCTGGGACTCTTTCCATGACACGGGCAAGACCCAAACTTGGCGCGGCAGGTTTTACAACGCCGCTGTTGTCGCACTCGATGGCCGCGATTCTCCGAACTTCGATTTCCCCGCCGACAAGAAACCCCACTTCTCCTATCTCATAGGCCACAAGAAACTCGACGGTGTGATAGCGACAAAGGGAATGGACTCATGGGAATACTGGTCGCAATGCGTCGGCAAGCCGGTCAAGGGAATGGACATCTGGCGCGTCCTGTCCAAAGACTTCGCCCGCCAACACAAAGCGCCTGAGGAAGTCGTTTGGTCAGGAAAACCGCTGACTTCAATCTACGCGCTCGACCCGGCCTATGGCGGCGGTGATCGTTGCGTGGGCAGGCGGCTGGATTACGGCGAGGCGGTTGATAAAACCCAAATCTTGAGAATATCCGAGCCGGAAATCATCCCCATCGCCCGCAACAGCAAGTTTGAACCTGAAGAACAAATCGCCGCGTTCGTCAAGAACCGCCTTGAACAACTGGACATTCCCGCATCCCATTGCTTCTACGATTCGTTTGGGCGCGGCACGCTCGGCTTTTCTTTCGCCCGATTGTTTGGTTCAATCTGTCCCGTGCCCGTTGACTCCGGTGCAATGCCAACGACGCGGCCCGTCCGCTTCGACCTGTTCGTTGAGGAAAAGGATGGCCGCAAACGGCTCAAGCGTTGTGACGAGCATTATATCAAGTTCATAACCGAGATGTGGTTTTCCGTCCGTGAGTGCATTGACTCCGAACAACTCCGAAACCTCGACGCGGAAACCCTCCGCGAAGGTTGTTCCCGAAAGTTCACCAAAAAGAGCGACAAACTTGAAGTCGAAACCAAGGACGACATGAAGGCGCGGCTGGGCAAGTCCCCCGACTTCTTCGATAACCTCGTCATCGGGCTTGAAGGCGCGCGGCGGCTCGGTTTCAAAATCCAGCGCATCGGGTCAAACCTCATTGACACCAAAAAACCCGACTGGCTGGCCAAACACGTCAAAGAATATCAGGAAACGATGAAGGACAGGCAATTGACGGGGAGTAACGCATGAAATTAAAGGCAAAATTCTGGCAACGCAGCAACTTGTATCTTCAAAAACGCAGGCCGAATTTTATTGGAGCGTTCGCAAAGTGGGCGCGCGACAATCCAGACGAACAAAAAAGAATTGAATTGAGGTTTCAATCCGAACATCCGAAAATATCAAGAACATGAAATGCGCCACCAAGAACTGCCGGGGCCGCGTCACTAAAACTGGCCGCTCACGCTATTGCTCTAAATGCCGCTCGCGTCGTTGGCGGGACAAATACCCGCTCCATTATTCGTTCAAAAACTTGCGCGTCCGGGCAAAGCAACGCGGCAGGGAATTCTCGTTGACCCGCGAACAATACGTTGAGTTCGCCGTCAAAACAGATTATGGCAGACTCAAGGGAAAAACTTCCCTCTCGTTGAGCCTTGACCGAAAGAACAATGACGAAGGTTATCATCTCTGGAACATCCAAGCCATCACCCTGCGCGAGAATTCGAGGAAACAATTTACCAACATGCCCGACTGGATGAAGGATGAATGCAAACTGGCGGAAGCGGGCATTGTTCCTGAATCTCATCGGAGTTTGCTTGTGGCATGACCATCTCCGGCGCCACCGATTTCGGCGCTTTCACCGCCCTGGAAGTTAAACAGGCCAACGAACGCCACGACCGGGATTACGGATGGTCAAGAGAATTGTCAAATGTTTACACCAACCGTTTCAGATTGCCGGAGTCTGTCATTGGTGATCCGTTTGGTGAGGCTGCTGAAGATTGAAACCATGTTCCCCGAGTGGGGAAAATGGTCGGGCGTTCTGGTGGTCAAATCTTCATGCGCGTCCAGACACTAGACGCATGACGCCTCGCCCGATTAAAATTGGTTGCGGAGGCGGGAATTGAACCCGCTACCTTCGCGTTATGAGCGCGCCGAGCTACCGATGCTCCACCCCGCAATCAAAAGGCCGGTGTTCAATGAGGCCATTAACTGCCCGGTTCGGAGTTCTCCTCCGACTGCCTATTCCGGCCACCTCGTCCTCTGCTACCCAGCAAGATTCAAACGTAACACGGCGACCGTCGCTGGGTCAAGAAATTTTTGTTGACAGGCTGGGCGTGATTTGAAATTGTCCCACCTGTGAGACTTGCATATTACAAAACTTTGGCTGCTGCCCGTCTGAAATCCGCCGCGAGTCTCACAGCTTACCCGGACAAAGGTTGGCAGCGGCCTTTTATTTTTTATGCCTGACGAAAAACCAACCAGCCTGACCGCCAGGAACAAGCCGGAACTGGCTGACATCTTCAGACGCCATGACGCCAAAGAATTCCGGCTTTGCGCGATGGAATACGGGCACGGCAGGCCGGGCAAGCCGTTTTGCAAACTCGGTGTAATTTGGCCAACCGAGCGGCAAGGAGAGTTGATTGCTTGAATGAAGAAATCCCAAAGCTCGAAGCCAAACTTGCTGAGATGTGCGAGGAATTGAGATTGATACGACCGGCAATGACGGCAAATTGCGGTCTGATGGGCCGGTCAGTAACTTTGTGGGAACACATTGCCGAATGTGAGAAAATGCTTGTAAATGCAAGGATAGATGACATTTGCCGGTGTGCGAATAAAAGACCAATAACCCGTCTCAAACAGCAAAGGACGCGACCCCATGAATGACCTATTTTTTATTGATTATGAAGCAAAAGTGATGTTTTCCGATACGGTCGGACTCCGACCGGACTCCGAGTTGGCGCACCGGAGGCTCTGTGACTTCATCTGGGCAACCGGCAAAGCACCCTCCAATTCACCCGAAACACTCCAAGAGATAGGGCGGGTCAAGCCCGCTGAATGGCCAAAAGTCAAAGTCGAACTTGAGGCAAAAGGGTGGTATGCCGAACATGGACTTTACACGCATAAAGGCTGCATCAAAACCCTCATTCGCTGTAAAGAAAAACATGCCCGAAAAGTCGCCGCTTCAGCCGCCGCAAATGCCGCCAGATGGCCCAAAATAACACCATCCAAACGGACTCCAAACGGACATCCGACCGGAGTCCAGACGGAATCCCAATCACAATCACAATCACAATCACCTAAAGAAAGAAGCGCGCCCCTCATCAGCGGTGCTCAAATTGTTCTTTTTAATCAAGAATTGGAACGGATAAGCAATAAAATGAAAATCATCAAGGAAAACTATGCCGATCACCAAGCATGGACAGACGATGACCGTACCCTATTCAATAAAATGGCCGAACGGAAAAAAGAACTCAAGACCTTGCTCGGTGTTGAATTCTGAAAAGACGGCGCTCTACGGAATGGGCTTTTACGATAAAAAGGGACTCCGACAATTCCGCCCCCCACCCCCCACCCCCACCCCACCCCCTGCGAATAAAGAAGGCTCATGTTCCAACGATCAACAGACACCACAAGGGAAAGCAACTGAAGATAATTATTATTGTGTGACTATAATTGAAAACCCTTGCTATCATTGAACATTATTAAGGCTTCATTGCGGTTGAACTTCTGTTGAAAAATCATTGGGCTTTTCGATGATTCTGGCTTCGGTTGGCTGATTCTCTTGTGGTGTCATCGGTGCTGGCGCGGCGCTGGGAACTGGCGCGAGGCTAGGCTTCGGACCGCGCTTGACCTTCGCCACGGGGCGCAACGAACCGGGAAGCGGCTTGTTTCGATGGATTCTGACGTGATCATCGGCTTCAGACCAGGCGCGAATCAGGGCCGAAACCTCACGGGCGCGCGAAGCCTTGTCAACATTGTCATCTTGCTCAACCTGCCCAAGTTGCATCGCCATGGTGTGTGCAAGTTCCCTCAATTCATACGCTTGAAGCAAGCCGCGACTTTTGCCACCTGTCTTTTGAGACTTTCGGTTAGCGAAAGAGGCTAGCGGTTCGACCATGAGCGTTTTATCGGTGAAGCTGGGCACAATGTCAACAAGGAAATCGAAATAGCCCTTGACAATCTGCGTACAAGCTGGCAGGGTCGAAGCATGACGTTGAAAGAGTTTGCGGCGTTGGGCGGAAAAGCCAGAGCAAAGGCTCTGGGCAAGGATGGAATGTCCAAGGCAGGGCGCAAGGCGGCGCAGGCGCGCTGGTCGAAGGTCAAGCCAAGCGTGCAAGCAAGCACAGTGCCAACCGCATCGGTTTAGATCATTTCGATGAAAATATACTTGGGCAATAGTTCACCTTTTTACTTGCGTGCAAGTAGGCATGCTGTATCTTGATTGCGTAACGGTAAACCAAAAAGAGAAAGAGAACATTGCGCCGGATTGAAACGGCAGTTTCCAAGCCGATCTTGGACTATTGCAACATTGGAAACAATGAGGCTGAACTGGACAAAGCTTGCACCAATGCCGTAAAGCGCGTTGAGGCTTTGCTTGGCATGGGACTGCGGCTTTATGCCGAGCGGCAAGACAAAACATTCTGCCCGCCGTTTTTGTCAACCGCGACCCACGCGGCTATGCGTTGAAAACCAGCAGCGAATGGGCGGACGCCTTCAATGCGAATTCGCGCATCATGGGAACGCCTTCGCTTCACACCGACATGGGCGGCTATGGAATACTCGCGCCGGACTTGAACCAATAAACCACCCAGACCCACGCCGGGACACGCGCCCGGCGAATTCTGGACGGAAATTAACAAGCCGACAGAAAAAGAAAGAGATTGAATTATGAATACAGCATATCAAATTACAACTGCCCGCAATGTCCATGTCGCGGACAAGGGCCAGCAATGGATTAAAACCGCGAACGGCAAAAGCTGGGAACTGTGGCAGCTTAAACCGTTGCGGCTTGTCAAACGCATTGCCGCGCGTTTGGTGTTTTGGGTGAGTCCAACGCCAGAGAAAACCAAAGAAAAAAAGTTCGATTGCAAACACCCGATGACCAGCGAGCAAATTTGCATCGCCCTTTTGGGTGTCAGTGACAAATTAACCGTAATGACAACGCCTTTCGTCGCTGTCAATGAAGCGATGAAAATCGTGAACGAGCGGGACACGCTCAACGCATTGGCGGACATAGCGGAGGAATTGAGACTGTGCATCAATCCGCTGCTGGTTGAAATAAATTCCGACATGGGCGATCCGCTTCGATGCAAGTGTGTGGCAATTCAGGAACGCACCAAACGCCTGCAAATCCAACTCCGCGCTGTCAGAAAGGTTGGTGCATCGTGAAAACAAACGAGATTGGAAACCGTGTCCATGAAACTTGGCTGCGCGTATCACGTCCAGATCAAAGGACGCGAGCAAACTTTCAAGGATTTTATCGCCGCACACTTCACAATTTAGGGGCGCGCGCTATTTTCAAATCCAAAGAAGATGCTGGCGGCAACTGCCTGACGTGTGGCGAAGCTGGCCGGTGTCCCGGCTATCACTACGAAGGAGAGTTTGCGCCATGAAACCAGCCACCCGAAAAATCCGCTTTGAAACTTGGCTTGCTGGCGGTCGGCGCGGTCGGATGCTCCTGCATCTGGCGGCAGCGATCATGGCCGGTCACTGGGCTTTTCACATGGGCGGGATAGTAAGAGAGATTTAATTATGATAAAACGAGATGCAAAAGACAATTATCCGCTTCCCAAGAAGTAACCGACACCGCGACAAATTTCTGCCGCTAGTAAAAGTCTGGACGCAATGTTTGACCGCATCCGACGCCGAGAAGAAAAGCGACGGGAACAAGACCAACATTACGGATTCAGCCGCAACATAACGCCAAAACTGACAAGCGCGATTAACAACCGACAAAATAAAGGAATGAAAATATGAGAAAATTAACCTGGAAACCAATTCGACGCGGTTTGATTTACTGCTCGTCGGCGTGTGGCCACGACTGCACCAAGGCCGAATATGACAAGGCGTTTTCCGAAGCGAGAACGACGCTGGCGAAGATGAAAACTCGCGGCTGGAAAATTCGCGTGTGGGAGAATATGGGGTGGCATTGGAGCCTGACCAACGCGCTTTGTGGAATGTCTCTGCATACGACACACGATGTGCGCGGACTAACTTTTTGGGGCATGATGGCAGATGGTGATTGCAAAAACGCTCAACATGGAAGTTGTGGTTTTCAGTCGTGTTCCCACAATTCCAAAGACCCAAACAAAGCAGTCACGCAGCTATTCAAAAGCTCGCTTCCGTGGTTTGAGGCGCAAGCGCGCGGACTAGCAAACCTTAAATCCATCCTATGACCGCCTCGCCCCAAGCCAACGCGGTCAAGCTGGACGATGAAACGATCCTGCCGGATATTCACGCCAGCTTTACGCACGTCATTGACGAAACGCATTGGTGGATTTATGAACTGCGCCAAAACTTTACGCTCTTTTGCCGTTGCAGCAGGCAGGAGTTCTGTTTTGAATTTGGAATGAATTAAAATCATGAAAAAAGAGCGTCCAATTCTAATGTCCGCGCCAATGGTTCTTGCAATCCTCGAAGGCCGCAAGACGCAGACGCGACGGAAAGGTAAATGCCAAATGGATAAGGCAACAGAACTTGGCGTGGAATACTCACGACATGCTACCAAGGGCGATGTGGCCGTGGCCACCTACCGAGCATATCCAGACGGCGGCTCGGCACGGTGGGGGCTGTGCGAATGTCCCTATGGAATCCCCGGCGACCGTCTTTGGGTGCGCGAAACATTTCAGTTTGTCCACGCTAATTCAGACGGCCAAAGAAACACTTTCAAAACCAGCGTCAAATTCACAGTCCATGATTACCAATGGATTGAATATGCCGCCACACCAAAGGATAACGAGCCGCCGCCCAAATGGAAGCCGTCCATCTTCATGCCTCGATGGGCGAGCCGGATCACACTAGAAATCGTAAAAGTGCGGGTGGAACGATTGCAGGAAATCACAACAGCCGACATCCAAAAAGAGGGGGTTGTCATTGATGCTCATCACCATTTGGACGAGGTTTATTTAGCGGCCTATTGCTTGCTTTGGGAATCCATCAACGGCAAAGATTCATGGTCAAAAAATCCGTGGGTGTGGGTAATTGAATTCAAACGCATTTTATGACTCTGCCAACGAAACCCCACTATCGGCAAATCCTTCCATTTCGTTTCTCACAGGACAAATGGTTCATGTTGCCGGTTCGAGGTCTAACCAGTCGCGCGTCATCTTTCTTCGCGCGGCTGGCGTTGGTCTTTTTGATGGGGAAAACAGTTACAGAAAGTTGTTGACTAAACGTAATCATAATAATAAAGTCATTTCGCATGAAGAAAAACGCCTGTAAAAAGTGCGGCCATTCGTGGAAACAACGAACCAGGAAACCCTCTTTGGCCTGCCCGAAGTGCAAACGCTACGATTGGATGAAAGCCAAATGAACGCCGAACACAAAGCCAGCATCAAGGCCGGTCGAGCCGAAGCCAGCGCCCGCTACGCGCAACAAGTCATCAAAATTGACGAAAACTGGACAATCAAGCGCGGCGACGAACTTAACTGGCAAATCTTCAAAAAAGGCAAGTTTTACGGGTTTTATGGCTCTTTGCTGGGCGCATTCAGCGCGTTACCCGCCGTCATGCTAGACGAGGAAGCTAAAAACTCGTTACAGCTTATCCTTGAAAGCCAAAAGGACGTTAATAGACGAATCGTGGAGGCAATTTCCAACGCCCGCAAAAACCCGTTTATTTGAGGAAACAATGAAAACACCCCGAATCCCGAAAGGCTGGCGACGGCTGACGCCAGAAACTGTCATTCGCAACGGCGACAAGTATCGGAACAGGCGCGAGCATCATTGGTTCAATTCTAACGGGCAGGGATTGAGGGTAAATTCAATGCGCCGTAACATTTACATTCGCAAAATTAAACTAAAGGCGAAACGATGATTTACTTCACCCCCAAACATCCCAACGGCGTCCAGTGCGACCGATGGTTTTGCTATTCGAGCCGCAAACTGAACCTGCCGCTGGGGTGTTTGATACCGTTTCTGCCCAGAATACTTTTATGAGCACAACAAAACTAAACGCAGTTGCAGTAACCAAACCGTCAGCGATTAACCTCATGGCTTCTCGCTTGTCGGTCGAACCGGCAAAGTTATTCGAGACGTTAAAATCCACCGTCTTTCAAAAGGCCACAAACGAGGAACTTCTGGCGTTGGTCGTCGTCGCCAACGAGTATGGCTTAAACCCGTTTTTGAAAGAGCTTTACGCTTTTCCGGCGAAGGGCGGCGGCATCGTGCCCATTGTGAGTGTGGACGGCTGGAACAAGATGCTTGTGCGCCAACCGGACTTTGACGGCATCGAATTCGACTTCGCCGAAACGGAAGCGGGCGAACTCGTTTCTTGCACGGCGACAATTCACGTCAAGAACCGCTCGCATCCGGTGAAGATCACCGAATACATGGCCGAGTGTAAGCGCAACACCGAGCCATGGAACAACATGCCCCATCGAATGCTTCGCAACCGAACACTGTGCCAAGCGTCACGAATAGCATTCGGATTCTCCGGCGTGAAACATGAGGAAGAAATCATTGACGTGGTTTCAACAGTCATGCCCGCCGAGCCGCTGAAGGCCATTGGCGCGCCCGCTGGCGACGCAAAGGCGGAAGCCGCTGCCGGACTCGCGCCAGCCGAAAAGAAATCGCCGCAAGCCGAACTCGAATCGCTTTGCGTCACGAACGGTCACACGTTTGACGCTGTTCAGAAGTGGGGCGTTGAATCGGGCAACATCGAAGGCGCGGACTCAATGGCCGGATTCGCCGACGTGCCGAATGATGTTTGCAAGCGGTTGCTCCGCGCACAAGCCGGATTGCTGAAGGGGTTGGAACAGGTCAAGAAATCTTAACATATTAAACGCACCGCTTCGGCGGTCATAAACGCAGCCAAAGGGCTTTCGGTCATCCCGGATTCGGCGACATTCAAAGTCCGAACCAAAACCGAATAAAACTCATGAAAAAAACGACGATATTTTTTGACTTTGAAACTGGTGGGGTATTGGCTGAGCAGCCGAGCATCCAACTTGCCGCCATCGCCACCCTTGATGAAACAGGCGAGGAATTGGGGTCGTTTGAGCAAAAAATTCAGTTCGACCCATCCCAATGCAACCCCGAAGCGTTGAAGTTGAATGGATGGGCGGCCGAGAATTGGAGGGATGCTGTTTTACCCTTGGTTGCCGCTGCCAAATTCGCCTTATTCGCCGAGCCTTACAAGTGCGTGGAGATGGTTTCCAAACGCACTGGGAACCCCTACCAAGTCGCAAAGGGGGCGGGATATAACGCATTGACGTTCGACTGGCCACGCCTGAAGGCATTGTTTGGAACCCGCTTTCTCCCCATCAGCTATCACATTCGGGACGTTTTGCAGCGGACAATCTTCTATTTTGACGAGCATGGAAATCCGCCCAAAGATTTCAAACTGTCAACTGTCTGCGAACACTTCAACATTGAAACCAAGGGGGCGCACGACGCTTTAGTTGATGTCCGTTTAACCGCCAATTTGTATCAAAAAATAAAACAAAAAACAGTTTAATTTATGGACAATCCCGAAACCAGTTTAATCATTGCCAGCACGAGGCAACTGCCAGCCTTTGAATTCAACGTATCCGCGAAGGAATCCAAAGAAGTCGCGTTGCGTAACGCCGCGCTGATAGCCAAAGTCACCGACCGCGACTCCAAAATCATCGCCGTCCGCGCGCAACAAGGTTTGAAGAAAGTCATCTCTGACATCGAAAAAGCCCGCAAGGAACTGAAAGAGCCGCTGCTGAATGCCGGTCGTCAGCTTGACAATCTTTGCGCCACCGAAACGCTTGAACTCGACAAAGAGTTTGGCCGCGTGTCCAACGCCGTCAAGGAGTTTGACGACGCCGAACGCCGCCGCGTGTTGGAGGAAGAACGATTGCAACGGCTGGAATTGGAACGCATCGAAGCCGAGAAGCAAGCCGAGTTGAAACGCATCGCCGACAAGCAGGCCGCAAGGGAAGCTGAATCCAAGCGGATTCAGGACGCGATTGACAGCAAACTTCGTGAGGCCAAAGAAACTGCTGAACGCAAGGCGCGCGAAGAACGCGAAGCCGCCGAAAAGCTCGCCCGCGAAGCCACAAACAAGAAACAACGGGAAGCCGCCGAAAAAGCTCGCACCGAGGCCGAGAAGCGCGCCGAAATCGCATGCATCGAAGCCGAGAGGCAGAAAGCCCTCGCCGAAGCCGAAAAAGCCCGCCAAGATGCTGCAATGAGCGCACAGCGGGCAAAATCAGAGGCTCAAGCAGCGGCAATCGAAGAAAAGGCCGGGGACGCCGCCTATTGCGCCGCCAAGCCAATCGCAATCACGACAGTCGCGGGAAGCCGCCAATTGTCAAACTGGGTCATCACCGTGACGCAACCTTTCGTTTTGGCGAAATATCGGCCCGATCTGGTTGATATAAAACCGAGATTGGCGGACATTAAAAACGTCTTGAACAACGGCGAAACAATTCAGGGAATTACTGCCGTGCGCGAAACAACATCCGGCGTGAGATTGCCGCCGGAAAGAAAGGCGATTGAAGTGTAGCCCCTCAACCGACCGAAAACAATGACGTTCCAACGCCATAAAAAAGCACCGACTTGTCCACGCTGCGCCTCTCATCGTGTGCAACAAGTCGGACTGCGGCGCTGGTCGTGCAATTCGTGTGGAAAAAGGTGGTCAAGAAAAGCAAGTTCGCCGAACGCGAAGCTCACCCCACTGCCGGGGGGAAGTGGATGTGGAACGCAAAGAAAACAAACTATGAAAGAACAACGTCAAAAATGGTGTGAACCATGCGGACGATACCGAGCGTGGAGACATGAAAAATGTCCCTATTGTAGTGGGCCATTGAGCGCGGAACGAGCACCGGCAGTTGCGGGTGCAGCGATTTGTTCGGCATTCGCGTCCGAGTGCGAAGAGTGCAAGAAACAAGGATGGCCCGCACTCCATGAAAGGCTTTGTGGAATAAACGGACGCTCGCTGTGCTGGTCACATGCGTCAACGGAAGTGCCGGGAATCCCCAAAACAACAATAACGGCAAATTAGATGCCGAACGAAAAAGGTCAGCCATGAGCGACGAATATCCAGAGTGTCCTTGGTGCCTAAAACGCCACGCCGATAATCACCAATGCGTAACCGCAGAGGAAGCAAGCTCATTGGCTGCACCGGCTTGTTCTGCCGCAACGTGCGAATGGTATCTCGGCCCAATGGCGAAGCGGTGTCAGAGAACGGCGACAGCCGAAGTGATGGCCAAGCACTGGAAGAATCCCGTGGCTGTATGCGAATACCACGCCGAACTTGCGAATGACTTTGGATTCCAAGTGCGGCAGAACAGTGATTCTACGACCGCTAGTCGTATATTAACATGACATCCGAAGCCTTAAAACTGATTGCAAAAGTTGAAGCCAAACCCAAACCTGTTTGGCGTCATCGGCTGCACGGGTTTGAGGTTGAGGTTGTGAATCGGAATCTATTCGGAAATGTTTTGGTTAAAATGCCCGACGGGAACATGATTGAAATGCGACAGGCGCAATTCGAGATTAACTATCGGAAGGACTAATACATGGGACTGACACAAATTCCGGGAGGATATCTAAAACAGCTTGACGGGTCTTATTCCCGCCATGGCCCGCCGACGTCAATATCAACCGACCGGGATTTTGTCGGACAGGAGAAACGCATCCGACAGAACACAAAACCGTTGATGAACGGATTGGAAACGAAGTTCTACTATGAGTTTCTGCTGGGCCGCTATCCCCCGGAAAAGATTCAAATTCAGGCGATAACGGTTCGGCTAGCAAACGGGCTTCGATACACTCCTGATTTTTTCACTCTTTCCGACCTGATCGCATGGGAGGTTAAGGGTAAATGGGTTGATGGTGACAGCTTCCCAAAACTTAAAATGGCCGCAACCATGTTTCCAGAAGTCAGATGGTGGCTGGCGTGGAAAACTGAAAACGGCTGGCGGCGGCAGGATGTCTTGCCATGAAAGTCAACCGATCTGGCATCTGGCCGTCCGGCTCTCGACCAGCCAAAGATAATCAGGACTCGCGCCCAGAAGATGAACCGTTGGCAGTAACACCAGAACAGGCTCACGCCGCATTTGACGCTGAATATGAGAAATGGTGGGATGACTGCGCGGATAAATGCCGCTGCAAAGATGGCCCATGCGCCGGAGTGCTACAAGGTGGAATCTGTGACACGCCATGAACCAGCGCCTTTCCACCCTTGCCCGACTCCTGGCCGAGTCTTGGGACTTGCGCTGGCAGGTTCTCAGGCTCACCCGGCGCAGACCTTGGGAGCGGCATTGGCCCTGAACAGCCGCAGCCGGTTGCTGGTTCTGGCCGACAGGCTTGAGGAAGAAAAGAAGTTTTGGCCTGACGCCGTTTCCAGCATCAGGCCAAAGTGAATTTAAGGACTCCTACGCGGCGGGAACGACCGGAGGCGTCACAGCAACATCTAGTCGGGCAGACTGGGCGGTGACGGCATCGGCGGCAGTTTGAACCTGTGCATCCGTTGCGTGCGGCGTGTTAATAACAGTTACCGCTGCGTCCACACTTCCCTGAAGTTTGGTTACGGCGGCGGTTAGATTTTCAAGTGCGCTCACAATTTTATTTACCATCCTTTCCAAGTCATGTTTGGAGAGTTTTGACGGCGACTTGCCTCCATCGGACTCTTTTTCGTTTTCTAAAATTATGTCGAGCATATTGACGCGGGTTAGGCAGCCAAAGGGCCGGCACCTACGGTCGCTGCCACAGCAGTCAAGTTAGACGCAGTTCCCGTGGCATTCGTTGCCTGAGTGATGCTTCCCTTCACCGCACCAAGAGCCGCCTGTGCTTGTAGTGCAGCCGACTGTAAATTTGCGGGAAGAACACCGGAGGCCGTGGTTGTGGTGAGTGCTTGCTGTATGGCCGGGAACGCATTCTCAACACCGCTGATGACTGCCTGCAAAGTTGACTGATTTTTATTTGCCACGCCATTCTTGTAAACCGCAATGCCGCTACCAACACCGCCAGCAACAATGCCGATCAGCCCAATTATAAGTCCCGCCATAGCTCCATATCCGGGAACAGACGTGGTTACAACTGGGGCAATCGCACCAGCAGATGACGAAATTTGCATCAAGGTTGGATTTGGAGCGTAGTTGGTCACATACGCTATGTTAGTGACAGTGGTGGGATTTGTCGTGGCAATCAAGTTAGTTGACAGGGACACC